CTGGTTATAGCTGGCTTTTAGCTTTTGAAGATCGACGAGAAATTTCTGCAAGGCCCCCATCTCTCGAAGACCTTCAATGACCGATATCCAGCGGACGCTGACATTGCGGGCCGTGACCAGAACCGCCGCCGATCCGTCGTAATTCCGGTACGCGAACGGATAGGGGAAATAGTTCTGGAGGGCCGCGCCGATCGCCGGGTTGACGACCAGGTACCGCCGCCAAACGACGTTGCCCGCCTGATTGGAGAAGGTCAGGAAATAGGAGGTGTACGTGGTTGCCGGCAGCGGTGGAGCGATCGTCAATGTGCTCGAGCCGCCGGCCGTCATGGCGGTATTCGCGATCACGGAGGTCGAGAACATTTGAGCCGCGCCGGTCGTCACGACCTGGGTGACCGTCAGGATCGCGTGCAGGCCCGTCGTGGTCTGGTCGAGCTGGTTTGCCGTGAGGGTCAGGGAGTTGTTGGAGCTGGTGATGACGACCTGGGTCGTGCTCGAGCACGTGCACGACCCCTGGTCCTGGCCGCCTTGCAGCGACTGGACCGCGAAGTCCGCGGGAACCCACGCCGCCTCGGCCGCCGCGTTGGAGGTGACATTGCCGTAGGCAAAATCCGCGATCAGGCCGCCGGTGTTCGTCGCGGTGCCGCCGGTCAGGGGGCCCGTGTACGTGGCGTTCATCGTGCTATCGGCTTGCGGCAAGACGGATAGATAGATTCCGGTGACATCGACGTCGCCGCGGACGTTGAGCTGACTGTACGTATCACTCAGGTCCCGGTGCAGGGTGGGCATCATCCAGCGGTTGCCATAGGAGCCGTCCGGTTCGGCCGCCGTGCCCGGGTTATTGAGGGTCACGGTGTAGTTGGTCGTCGCCCGCTGATCGAGAATTCGGATGTTGCCCAGGGGGTCGACGTAAAGCCAGTGATTGGGGTGGCACGACTGGACGACCGATTCCACGGACTGGAGGATCCGTTCGCCCGCGAACGTGAGCGGGAAGGGGCTGATGATGTTCAGGTTTGCGAGGTCGTTCAGGGTCACGAGGGGGAGGTTGGAGATCAGGACCGTCGGTGCGGTCGTGTAGCCCGACCCCGCGGATGTCATCGTGAAACCCGTGATGGCGCCGCCACTGACCGCGGCGACCGCGGTGGCCTGGGTCGTGCAGGGGCCCGCGATCACGACCGAGGGCGCGGTCGTGTAGTTGGTACCGCCGGCAACCACCACGAGCCCGGAAATCGTCCCGTAATTCGCCAGCGTCACGACCATCGTCGCGGTGGCAATGCCGCCCGACCCCAGCGAGGAATAGTTGCCGATGCCGTAGCTCGAGAGCGCCGCCTGATTCGGGGCCATCGACAGCAGGTCGAGCACCGCCTGGCCGACCGTCCGCCCCATCCGGGCGGGTATCGAGCTGATCGTGTTCGCCGCCGCGTTGAATTGGGCGTTGTCGCTGAGCGTGTTGGAATCCGTGACGGGAACGTAATCGGCGAGGTTGCGCAGGCCCAGGGCGCGATAGTCGCGGATCCAGCCGAGATCGGTATCGTAGCGGTCGGTATAGCCGACGACCGTACCGCTGAAATAGGTCGTCGCCGAGGCGAACGTCGCCCCGTTCAACCACGCGCAGGCCTTGCCGCTCCAGGCATCGGGCAGGAGGGGGAGCTTGCCCACGATCCGGGAGAAGGTCAGCTCGGGAATGCCGCCGCGGGAATAGGGCGTACAGCGATCCAGGACCGCATTCCAGGCCGCCAGGTTGACCTGCAGCCCGTTGATTGTCAGATAGTCAGTGGACATCAAGGGTGACCTGTGACAATTTGCTGGGTGCGATTCTGGCCGCGGAGGAGGTTGTCGGCGCCGCGGTCGAGCGCCGCCGACATGCCGTAAAGCCGCTCAATCTGGAGCTGGATCCCGCGGACGACCTGCTGGGTTTTCGCGTGGGTCTGGAGGCCGTGCTCTTCCAGTTTCAGGGCTTGCTGCTGGCGGTCGAGCAGGGCATAGACCTCCGCCCGCCGCGCGTTCTGAGCGTCGGCCATGGGCTGGACCCGGGCCGCCCCCTGGGCCGCGATCTGCTGGGTGCGGATCCGCTCGGCCGCCGGCAGCCGCCGTTCCCGCGCGATCGTTTCGCGATCCTCCCGGTTCGCCGTCGCCCGGGCGTTGATCTCCGCGAGCTGAGCGCTGGGGGCGGGGGGGCCGGCGAACCCGGAGGTGACGTGCGCGCCGTGCTGGTCGAGCCATGGGTGCCATGCGTTGCCGGCCGCGCCGGCCGCGGCGTTCGGGTGGGGCCGACCCGCCGGCCGGCGAACCCGGCGCATGTGGTGCTGGGGGAACATGCTCTCGCGGAGCCGGTTCGCCTGGGCGCGGGCCATGTTCTGAACGTCGGAGATCGGCATCTCCGGGTGTTGCCCGAGGAGCTGGAGCATGAGCCGCTCGCGGGCCCGGCCGATGAAATCCGCCTCCATCGCGGACCTGGTGGCCGGGCCGTGGCCCGTCATCGCTTGCCAGTCACGCAAGCCCATCGACTGGAGTACCTTCGCGATCCGCGGGTCGGTGATGTTGATGTTGCCGAAGTCCTCCATCACCTGCTGGAGGAATTCAGCCTGAAACATCTGATACTGCCGCGACTCGCGCCGCCGCCTTGACCCGGACCTGCCTTGCTCGAGTACTTCGGCCTGTTGCTCGCGCTGGATGTCTTCGGGTTTCGGGTGGAAGACCGCGGCACGCGATTGCCCCATCCGGTCGCCGCCGCCGACCTGGTTGATGATCTCGAGCACCTCCAGCAGGTCCTTGACCGCTTGCGCCTGCCCGCTGTTGAACATATCGGGGTACTTGTCGATCAGGTCCTTGATCGCTTTCAAGGCGTTGCGCCCGGTCGGGCCGCCCTGCATGGCCTCGGTCAATAGCCGGTCGACGGATCGCTGGATGATACTTTGCTTCAGGTCGCGGAGCTGACGCTGGTAGCGTTCTTCGATCTGGGCGCCCGCCACGTGGGCTGGCCCGTATTCTTCCCACCACCTGCCGACGTGCGAGAACAGCTCGACCCCTACCGCCCCCGCGCCTTCCTGCTCAAAACGCCGTCGCATGGCACCGAGCGGGTCGATCTGGTCCATGATTTCCCGCATCTTTTGCTTTTCTTCCGGCGACATATCGAAGGCATGATTGCCCTCGCTGGAGGCCATCGCCCGCAGCATGCCCTCCCGGAGGCTTCGCGGGCCGGTGCGGGTGCCCGCGTTCATCAGCCGATTGCGCAGCTTCTCCGCATCTTGCTCGAGTTCCTCGGTGCCCGGGACGGCGCGATTGAATGCCGCCCGCACGCCTTCCTTCTGTTGTTCGGCTTGCTGGGCAAGCCCCTGGATCCGTCCCTCGACCTGCTGGGGCGTGAACTGGCGGTAGAGGCTATTGAACGCCTCGGCGATCTGGGGAGCAATTCGCTCGACCGTGTTGGCGACCAGTGCCGCGGTGACACCGAACCCGGCGGCCCGTGAGCCGAAAAGACTCAAGCCCGATTCGAGCAAGCTCCCAGCACGACCCAGGCCGGTACCGGAGGCCAGACCCGTCAGTCCACGCTCCAGGGCGAATAGCTTGCGGTTGATCGATTCGAGGCCGCCGCCGCCGGATCCGCCGCCGCCCAGGTCCTTGATGGCGCCCGTGACGCCGCCGACCTCGCTCTTCATCTTGGCAAGCGCCTCGGTGTATTCCCGGGTCGACATCTTGCCCTTGTCGAATAGCTCGGTCTGCTTCTTGAAATCGTCGAGGAGCTTATCCAGCTCCGCGTCAAGCGCCTTCACGACCCCGGAACTATCGCCCAGGTCGAGGACCGCGCGGATCTTCTCGTCAACATTGCCGCCCGTGCTCATAGACCTAGCTCCGCCATGAACGCCTTGCCGCGGATGGTGAGCCGTGCCCAGGCGCGAAACGCCGTGAGCATCAGCTCCTTCGTTTCGGGTCGAATTCCCCGCAGGTCGCGGCGCCGGCAAGGGCCGCCCCGACCCAGCGGCAAGCCGTTGAAATGGACCGGCAGGAACGAATAGCCGCTCGGGGAAACCACGTCCCCCCAGCCCAGCTCCACGTACCAGATTCCCGGGGTCCGCACATCGGGATAGCTGGTCGTCGCCGCGTTCGTGATCACGCGCGAATACTGCCGCCGGGGCGCGAGCGGGGGGCCCGTGAGGGTCTGGTATGCGGCCTTCGTCAGGTTATTGTTCGCCAGCAGGCCGCCGCCCGCCGGCTGGATCCCGCCGTATTTGCCGCGCCGCAGGCCTGCCCGCTGGCCCAGCCGTTCGGCTGGGGTCAGCTTGCGCATGATGGGCTGCCCGGTGCGAGGGTCGAGGTTCGTGATGGGGCGGTACGTGACCGCCAGCAGGGGCTGGCCCTTGCCGTCGGTGCCCGCCAGCACGCCCTTGCGATTGCCCTCCTCGAGCCGTCGCTCCCAGTGATCCAGAAGGGGCGCGATGTCGCCCTTCTCGAGGTGCAGGCGCTGGAGCCGCGCCGCGAACCGGGCGACATCGGAGAGGTCGAATTTGAGCATGGCGGAAACGCGAACGGCCCGGGGGCGGTCAGGACTCCGGCTCGTCCTCTTTGTCGTCGGCGAACTCAGGGTCCAGTTCGAACTGAATTCCGTGGTCGCCGGGGTAGGGCTGATCGTGGAAAACCTGGTTCCAGTAGATTGCATCTGGAATGCCATCGGGAAATGCCGCGCAGCCGAGATAGAGGGCGCCGCTGGGGCGTCGTTTGGCTTTCTCGTCGACATGCTTGCAAGAAGAACAGCGGGGAATCGTCACCATGGCGGACCGCCGAACTTTTGATAAAGGCGTTCAAGATCGATTCTCAGTTCAGGCTCGATCGGGACATTATGCGTGAACGCCGTGTATGCTTCAGCCACGAACTCGAGAGGATCTCGAGCCGCCTGGAAGGAAAGCCGCGACGCTAGTTCTCGCTCAGCAGGATCGATCCAAAACTCTCCCATCAGTCGATTATACGCCTCGCCGATCGCCTTGTGGTGACGGGCGTGAGCCGCATCGTGCCAGAGCACGTGGTCCGGGCTATTCGTGCTAAAATGTCCCTCCGCATGCAATTGTTTCATCTTCTTGGCGGGGTTTTCCCAGAATCGGGCTCGTTCGTTGATCTCGACCGTGCGAGTGCCGGGATCATAGGCGATGGGTAAAGCGGCGGATTCCTTCACTCCCCGATCGGCGATGATCTCTCCGGAGGCCCGCGCGTTGATCGCGACGCCGGGAAGGTCGGCCACGATACGTTCGAGCGTCGCGACTGCCTTCGCCAAATGTCGCTCCGCGCGATTGCTTGGGCGATCGGCGAGGCTATCGTGGCGTCCCCGGGCCACGGCGGGTAATCGCGCGGCCAAGGGCGCTGGAGCTGGCCCGGGTGGTTTCGGTCCCATTGCCGCCCTGGCCGTGGTCGACGGTGGCGGAGGCCTCCGCCCCGGCCCGAGCTGGTGCCCCGGTTGCCACTGCTCGCCCCTGGTGTTGAGCCTGCGAAAACCGCTGAACCGGCCCGCCGCGCTGGCCTCGCGGATCTTGTCGCCGTCGCTCGAGAGGGTGAAGTTCTCGATGTCGGTCCGCCCGATGTCGACCTTGGGAATCGCCCGCTTGACCGGCCGCTTGGGCACGGGTGTCTTGACTGACCGCTTGGGCACGGGTGTCGTGCCCGGCAAGCTGAGCGGGGGTCGGGCGTTGCCGGGGTTGCTCTGCCACGCCCGCCAGCGCCTGGTCGCCTCGCGGATCACCTCGGCCATGCCGCCGGGGCTGATGCCGAAAACGTCGTGACCCTGTTCGGCCGCAAAGTGGAGGATGACCGCGAAGCTGTCGCCGGAAACCGCATCGAAGTCCCAGAAGAGTTCCGCGCTCTGGTGGTGTGCCCGACCTCGAAGGAGCGACCGCACACGCGACCGTTTGAGCGCTGGCTCGAGCCGCGGGGCCGTCCTGGTCACGGGGCCGACTTCCGACCGCCGGTACTTGATCGTGTTGGGATGCAGCGGGTGTGCGACGCCGTTCTTGTCCCAGCCGCGGGCCAGCTCGCGGTCCTTGACACGGAGGGCGACGTCGACGACCCACTTCCAGAACTGGACCTGGACGGGGCCGGGGTACGTGGGCAGCTCCGCGGGGCCGAACCCGCGGAGCCGAAATCCTACGGCGGTCGATTGAGTGGGCATCGGTCAATACGTGAAGGCGAGCTGGAAATCGGCCGCCAGGAACGCGTCCTGCTGATTGAACGCCTGGTCCCATTGCGACCCGACCGTCATCGTCTGCGTGTACAGCCCCTCGAGGGGGAGCGAATCCTCGAGGGTCTTGATGATGTTGTTCGTGTTGAGCGTGAAGACGATCGAATAGGTCCCCGTGTTAAGGGTCACCGCGACGGTCTGAGCCGTGAGAGTCTCGTATTCGTAGCGATCCTCGGGGCTCATGTTGGTGTAGAAATTCTGGCAGGTCAGGGACAGATCGCGGCCCACGAAGTTCATGAGCTGCGGGAAGGGATTATTCCAGTAGCGGGTCGCGAGCTGATTCGTGCAATTGAAACCGATGCTCTGGAAGGTGGTCCGGGCGATGCCGATCGTGACCGGGGTCGCCTGCGTGAACACGTAGGGGGAGATCGGGAAGCACCCGCCCGAGGGGGGCGCAAACGTCGAGGGGGTGGTGGTGGCGCCGAACGTCGGGGGCGTGGGCGGATTGGCGAACGCCTGCAACGTGGGGTCCACATTGTTGAGGTACGCCTTCGGGTTGCCGCTGGGGTACGACCCCGCGATGTTCAAAGAGATGTCGGCGATCGTGGAATCTTCGCTGAGCGTGAACGACCAGCTCTTGACCTTGCAGCCGGTATACAGTCGGATCTTGTAGGTGCCATCCGACCGCTGGATCGCGTGGAAGATGGACACCGAGGGGAGGTTGCCCGCGTAGACGCCGGCCGCCCCGTATTGCCAGCCGGTCGCGACGTTGTACAGTCCGACATAGCCCAGGGAGTTGACCTGCTGCGCCGCCCATTGCAGGAGGAACGCCCCGAAGGCGCCCGCATAAAATTTGCACTTGTACGTGCCCTCGAGCACGTATTTATCCGCCACGGAAAAGCCCGGGATCGCGAGGCCTCCGCCAAAGGGGACCTGCACCTCGACGGGCCGGGGGCGCATGGTGAGCGAGTCGCCCGCGTCGAGGCGAGCGTAGAAGGCGCAGTACATCGACGAGGCCGTGCCCGGGGGGTTGAGCGTGGCCGCGGTCGTCCAGATCTCCGCCTGGGTGGGGGTGACCGGGCTGCCGTAACCGTTCTCCATCACAAACAGCGCGAATTCTCTGGCCATGGGAGCAGGCTCCTTGGTTAGCTCTGGATGTTGACGCGAACCTCGGTCTTGAGCTGCGCGGCCGCGGCCAGCCAGGTACCGTCGGGTTGCGGGTCGAAGGCGGGTTGACTGAATGAGATCAGGCCGGTGTTGGCGCCGGCATTCTGGAGGGTGAGCAGGATCGCGTTATTGCCCGGGCCGAGGACCGGGGACGGGCCGGGGTAGAAGCATGTCTCGAGCATGGACCAGAAATTGAGCAGGTCGGAGACGTTCGTACCCTTCAGCAGAATCTCGCAATTGACGTACAAATCACCGACCTGGATCGACGGGGAGAGGAACCGCACGGGGCCCGGCTGGGGGGTCCAGCGCAGGGCCGGCGCGATCTCGAAGGTGAACTCCCGCGCGTCCTCCGGGTTGCCTTGCCACGTGCGAAATGAGCTTGACTTGACAATTCGTTGAAATGTGGGGTTGGCGCGGACAATGCCTTCCATCGCCCGGAAGACCGCGTCACGAGGGGATTGTGGTAGGTTGAGCTGAGCGACGCCCATGGTGACCTTCGAGGGATGAGGGATGAGGGATGAGGGATGAGGGATGAGGGATGAATATGACTAGGCCCAGAGCGTGTTGGTTGAACTAAAGTTTATGGGTACTTCGCCCCACCCGTCGCCGTTGACGTCGATCTCCACGGTTGTCGAGGCCAGGAGCGATTCCGCCTCCAAGCGGAACCGGGCCGCGAGCGAAATGTACTGACCGGCCTTCGTGATCATGCATTCACAAATTCGCGCTAATGCATAATAGCTCTGGATGTCGATCACGCGCTGAGTGACCAGGAGCTGGTTGCTTTGCAGGGCCGTGAACAGCCAGTGATTCGTGAGGCTGGTCCGCCGGCCGCCGCCGGTGTACCAGGCATCGAGGGCGAAGCCGTGGTAACCCAGCAGGCTCACGTTGCCGCCGCGGTAGTTGCGGATGATCAGCTCGTCGAGCCAGGACCGCGCGTCGGCGATCTGGTTGTCGAAGCCGCTGTCGGAATCGGGCACGATCAGGTCGTCGATCCAGGGCGCGATGTTGCGGATGCTCTTGATGGTGATGTAGCTCGGCCGGGCCGTGAACGTGGTACTCGGGGCCGCGAGCACGGTGATGCTCGAGCCCTTCGGCAGCAGGGCCGCGGTGCGGGTCGGCGTGCCAGTGCGGGTCGCGAAGACCTGGATGTAATACTGGCCATAAGCCAGGCCCTGACTATCCGCATTCTGGAAAGTAATCACGATCTGCCCGGTGGGGGCGTTGCCGCCCAGCCAGGCGACCGCGGGCGTGAGAACGGGGGTCTCGTTTTGCCCTTGCCACACCGAGCACGCGAGGGTGTCCGTGTTGACGAAGGTCGTCGCCGGGGTACCGTCCGCGTTGAAGACCTGCAAGGGGAAATCCCGCGCGGCGCCCTGGGTGATCTCGAGTGTTAGGCCCATGGTAATTCCTGGTTGTCAGTTGTCAGTTGTCAGTTGTCAGTGAATGGAATTACCGACAACCGACAACCGACAACCGACAACTTCTTCAAGGTCCTGTGTCGAGGCCGGTGGTGATGACGGTCGTTTGCCCGGGGTCGACGCCGAAGGGGTCGCTGTCCGCGCCGGCCGGGATGGTGGTCGTTTGCCCGGGGTCGACGCCGAAGGGGTCGGTGCTATCGAGCGCCGAGGGGAGGATGGCCGCGACGAACGACCCGGGAAGCCAGAACGGGCCCAGGGGCAGGCCCTGGTCGAGCGGGGACGGGGCGGTTGCCAGCGCGTAGGCGCTGGCCGCGGTGCGGAGGGCGCCGGCCGCGATCGGGGGATACAGCGGGGGAATGCCCGCGGGAAGCGGGTTGTCGAGGGTCGCCGTTACCAGGATTGAGTACGCCGAGGCCGCGGTTCGCTGCGGGCCCCTGGCAAGGTCAGGATAGGCCGGGGCGACGAGCTGCGGTGGAATACCGCCCTGGTCCCGGGGGGGCGGCTGGAGGCACGCGTAGGCGGCCGAGCGATAGGCCGCCGCCGCGGCACGATCGGGCAGCACGGTGGGGATGACCGGCTCGGCCAGGCCGACGTCGCCCTGGGGGGTGACATCCAGCGAATAGGCGGCCGAGCGATAGGCCGCCGCCGCGGCACGATCGGGTGCGATGACCGGCGGAATCAGCGATAGGATCGCGCCCTGGTCCGTTTGCGGGGTGACGATGAGGGCATAGGCCGCCGTCCGGTAGGGTTGCCCGGGGGCACGATCGGGGGACACCTCGGGGACGATCGGCTGGGTGATGCCGAAGTCGGGGGGGGCCGGTACGGTGGGCGGAACCACGTAGGCGGAGCTGGCCGTCCGCCTCGCCCCGTCGGCCCGGTCGGGATAGGCGGTCGGCACGAGCCGCTGGGCGACCCCCATGTCGGGGGGCGCCGGTACCGCGGTCGGGAGCGTATAGGCGGAGCTGGCCGTCCGTCTCGCCCCGTCGGCCCGGTCGGGGAACGCCGCCGGGATGATTTCCTGGGTGATGCCGAAATCCAGCGGGGTCGGGCCCGCCTGGGGGAGCGCGTAGGCGGAGCTGGCGGCCCGCCGTGGGGCGTCGGCGCGGTCCGGTAGGATTGTCGGCACGATCGAGGCAAGCAGGCCGACGTCGCCCTGGGGGGGTTCATCGAGCCAGTAGGCGGCCGAGCGATAGGCCGGGGCCGGCGCCCGATCGGGCAGCACGGTGGGGATGATCGCCTGCAGGAGCCCGATGTCCTGCTGCGGGGTGACATCCAGAAAATAGGCGGCCGCGCAGTAGGCGGCGCCCGGGGCCCGGTCGGGGTACGTGGGGAAAATCACCGAGGCGACCGGCAGGCCCTGATCGGCTGGCGGGGGCACGATGACCGCGTAAATCGCTTGTCGCGGTATCGGCTGGGTGCGGTCGGGGGTGACCCAGATCAGTTGTACCTGCCCGGGGTCAAGGGGGGGCGGTATTGCCGCGGTCGTGTAGATTGCCGCGGGCCAGGGTCGCCACATCCGGTCGGGGGCCAGGACGCGGATCCCGGGCGGATCCAGCTTGGGTCCGGGCTGGGCGATGAGGTACGCCGCTGCGGAGGTGCGGAGGGCGCCGGGGGCCCGATCGGGGTAGGCGGTCGGCATGAGCCGCTGGGCCAACCCCATATCGAGGGGGGGCGGCTGGAGGCACGCGTAGGCGGCCGTCCGGTAAACGGCGCCCGGGGCACGATCGGGAATCAGGACCGGGAGCTGCTGGGGTACCAGGGTGCCCGTGTTGTCGCCCATGACGAAGGCGATCAGATTGTATGCCTGCTGGCGCAGGGGCTGCGTGAACGATGCCCGCTCCTGGATCATCGACACGACCTGATTCTGCTGGAGGCCCTGATCGTTCTGGGGCGTGACATCCAGCAAATAGGCCGGGAGGCGATAGGCCGGGGCGTTCGCCGCCCGGTCGGGCAGCACGGTGGGGACGACCGGCTGGTTCAATCCCTGATCGGGCTTGGAGGGCAGGGTCGACGTGGCATAGTTGCCGACCCGGAGGCCAAGAGCTTCCACTCGGGCCGGCATGGTCGGCGCGACTGGCAGGGAGCCGATGTCGCCCGGGGTGGTCGCGAGCTGGCCCGCGTAAGCGCTCGAGCTGGTGCGCCGGGGGCCGGCCGCGATGTCCGGGTAGCAATGCCACCAGGCCTGCTGAAGCTGGTCGGTGGGGCCCGGGGAGAGCTGGCCCGCGTAACCGCTCGAGCTGGTGCGCCGGGGGCCGGCCGCGATGTCCGGGAACACGGCGGGAATGGGCGGATCGCTGAAGGTCGCGTTGAAGTTGGTCAGGTGTTCGCCGGTGGAGTCGGTGGGCGTGTTGGCGCCTGACATGAACACGCCCGGAACGCCCGCGGTTGCAATGGTGCTATCCATGATCGGGCCGATGATCACGACCCCGTTGAGCAAGAGCGAGATGGACGTGCCCTTCATCCGCAGGGTCACGCGAAACGACTGGCCGGGCGTCATTGCCGAGCCGGTTGTAACGCCGAGCTGGGTCGGGCTCGAGGCATTGTAAACCCAGAGCTGCCAGCCGGCGGTCGAGCGGTAGCGCGCGCTATAGAACGTGTAGGCGGTCGTACTCGCGCGACCGATCACTCCCACGCCGAGGGAAGCCGGGTCGGTGTAGCAATAGATATCGGCCGAAACGTCATAATCCGGGCTCGATGGCGTGGCCGTGATGTAGTAGCCGCTTGTGCTGGTCGCGTTCAGGCGGATCCGGTTATTCGCCGTGAGCACGCAATCGCCGCCGGAAAGGGCCGGGTGATTGACCCAGGTCCCTCCCGAGGTGGGGTTGTGCAAGGCCAGCTCGAGCCCGTCGATTCCGAGGAAATAATCCACCGCGGGCCAGTAGGGCGTGCCATGATCCAGGGGCGTGCCGCTCCCCATACCCAGGGGGTAGAAGGGGGCGAGCCCTGGATCGCGGCGGAAAAGATAGCTGGCAACGCCTGGCAAGGGTCAGAACTCCGTCCAGGTCACCGAGTAGCTGGAGACGCCGGTGCCGTTCTGAGCGCTGCACACGATCCCGAACGGCGAGGCCGCCAGGAACGAGAGGTCCCATTCCTCGCCGGGTGCCGCGAGCCAGCGGATCACGCCGCCGTAGGAATTCCAGGCGAGGCCGAGCAGGGCACCCGCGGCCAGGGTCGGGCCGGTGCCCCAGGCGGCGTTCGCATAGAACGCTGCACTGTTGCCAGCGGTCGTGAGGGTCTGGTCGAGCCGCGCCACGTTGCCGGCGCCCGGGGCGGTCGTGCCGGTGCTGGTCGTGCGGTAAATGGCGGTCTGCATCGGCGTGGACGAGGAGGCATAGCCGCCGAGGACCGTCTCTTGAACCGTCGCGCGCAGGGGGTTCGCGAAGCCGAGGTTCCAGTTGAAGTTGGTCGTCGCGATAACGGGGGTCACCTGGCCGACGAAGCCGTTGAATTTGGCCATATCACTAACCTTTCATCGAAACGAGGAGGGACGTGGGGCGAAATGGATCCCACTCATCGGGGGGTTTCGCCGGTTCGGGCGGGGAAGGGAGACAGGGAGGTGAGAGGGTGGCGTGCAGCTAGGCGTGCCGCATCTTGCCGACGATGCGATAAGGCCCGGGGCACTTGGCACCCGCCTTGAGCAGCTCGCCGCAGGGCACGCAAACGGGCTTGCCTTCGCATTCGGGGCAGCAATAGTCCGAACGGAGTCGCCGCCCGACCGGAGACGTGAGATCGAAATCAAAGAGGATGGTCGCCTGGCAATGCTGGCAGGTGGTGAAATCCTGGTCCTGGATCGGGGCCATCGGGCCGTCGTTGGGCATCGCCCCGCCCATGTAGAAGATCGTGCCCATGTGGTAAAGTGATCCTTTCATCCGTGGCAACCCATGATCGAGTAGATCCGCTGTTCGGCCCGCTGCCCTTCCCAGGCCCTGCGGATGATCGCCCGCATCT